AATCCAAATCTATCAGTGCCCGTTCCATTTCTTTGGCATACTTAGTGAGGATGCCGTCTATCCCAATCGCTTGTTCGTAATTAACTAAATTCACTTGTAGAGTTTTAGTCTTCATATTTTAGGTGTTTTATATAATTAAAAAATTTATTGCCTGGGAATTTTGGGTTGTCTTTAATTTCTCCCACACTTCCTGGAATGGTTGCCCACTTCTGTCCTTTAAAAACTACTGGAAAGGAAATCTGGTCTCGGTTGGAGTATCGTGTAACTTCTGCCCACCACTTCTCAAATAGGTCGTTCGATTTCTGATTGTTCTTTCTGACAAAGCAAGTCAGTTCACACAGTCCGGCGTGTCCGGGAAAGTCAATCTTGGCGTATTCCTTTACTTGTTCGGCGAGTTCTTTAGTGTTTCCTTTGCCTAAACTAACACAAGCATCCGCTTCATCAAATAAACAATCTCGTCCTGGATGTTTGAAGAAAGCAAAGTCTTTGTCTTTCAGAAGTTTAACCAGTTCGTGTGGATCTTGTTTCAGTTTGCAGTTTCCATCCATCCAAACTATGTAGGGCGTGTCGCAGTATTTATGCCCTAAAATCTTATGTATCTTGGCGTTCATTACAGGTTTTACGAACTTCGTACAGGCTTTCTGGGTTTTCCATTGAGAATCTTTGACTTCTTCGTCCATAAACGCGACATATTCAACTCCCTTGTACTCGGGCTGGGGAAGGAGATCATCCTTTCCTCCCGTAATTGCCGTAACGACTGTAATATCCTTTTTGTCTGATAATTTGTCGAATAGATTTTCATATAGGGGTAAGAATTTATCTATTGTCCAGTTCTCTAGGACGTATTGTTTGGCATCTTTACCCATTTGGATTCTTTTGTTCTCGTCTTCTATCAGCCATTTAAGATATTTCTTAAATTGCCCCGGAGTTGAGGCTAAATAACCTGTTTTTCCGTGTTGAATGCACTTATAGGGGCTGACATCCGAGGCGACTGTGGGAATTCCGAGCATTGCGGCTTCCATAAATTTAATATTGGTTTTGCACCGGTTGAAAGGAATGTCTTTTAGGGGAGCAATGGCGATGTCTATTCCTAGACTAGCATAGAATTTAGGAAAATCCTTGTAACCAGTCGTACCTTGGTGGTGAACCCATTTCCTTCCTTGGCAGAATTGCTTTACCATACCGGCGATGTGGAATTCTACATTAGGATATTCGTCGCAGAGTTCCTGCATTATGTCTTCGATTATGGGAGCGTCTACGAAATGCGAACCTGAACTCATCCAACCGATTCTTATCTTTCCGTCATTCCATTTCTTGTTCTTGAATTTCCAGATTTCAGGGTCAATCGCATTGGGAATAACTGTGATATAGGGATTGAGGTGCTTCACGGCGTTCTTTATTTCTTCCGTCGCTACAACGAGGTGGTCGGCTATTTGAACCATTCTTTTTCTCATAGGTAACCGGTCTTTTAGAGCTTCGTAATCAGGATGTTGCAGATGTATATTGTCTATCTCATCATCCAAGTCAATCACTAGTTTAGCTCCGGTGAAATCCCTGTGAGTTGAGTAGATATGGTCAATGCCTTCGTTATCCGCGAGCTTCATAAACCAGATATCTCCTTTTTCCTTGAGTCTCATCGCGTCTTGAGGGGTGGACATAACATAAGAACCTACTTCTACCGTTCCTCCTAGCTTTTCTATGGGATTTATAATCCGATACCAGCCTACAGCTCCGTTTATTTTCTTTCCGTCTCGGATAATGGGTTCTCCGCCTTTCTTCATAATGTCGGTACAAATTCCAAAAATTTTATAAGGCTTTTCCATAATCGTTTTTTCGGCTGAATGTTTTTTCATATAGTGTTTTTTCGCAAGAGAAATAATCGGGTAATTGTATTCCCAATAAATCTCTATGATACCTGTTGGGAAATGCCAGCATAATTTTAGGGACGACCATAATATAATCTCCGTGATAAACAACGCTTTGCAGGTCGGGTCTTCTTTGCGTTCTGAAATTTATATTAGCCGACAGGGGGGTCAGCTTATATCCCAGTCTAGCACAGAGTTTCTTAAATCTATTCAACACCATAAATATCTTCGCGGTCAAAGATTACAATGTAGTGCTTCTTGTTTTCTTCTTTGATGATAGGAACTCCGCCTCTGCCTAATGGAATAATCTTCATCCCCTTCTTGATTCCTTCAATGTTAGAACTTATTACTAATCCTTCCTGTTCCTGCTCGTAAATCTGATTTCCGTGTTCATCGTTAATGGGTTTGTTCTTGGCGTCGGTCAAATACCTTTTATTGATTTTGGCAATCAATCTTTCGTCAAATGGCTTATACATATTGTTAACGAACACTAGAGTTTTACTCGTAGAGTTCGTAGTTAATAATTAAAATGCTCTCCAAAATACTACTAATTTACCAGTAGCAACATCATTTGAATTGATTGACAAACTCGTAGCGAATTTTGCCGAGTGGCAATCAATCTTCGTTCCAGCAGCCGTTGAAGCTGGAAGTATCAACATTGTTGTTACGCCATCAATCACATTCACCGCGTGCGCTGAAAACACTACATTCGCATATAGTCCCAGCAACACGCAGGGTGTCGCGCTCACAACCACATCGGCATCAGTAGCTAAGTCAACTTCTGTCATTGTGCAGGGTTCGGCTATTGACCTTACCCATTGATCTCCGTATCCCATATTTTTTTGTTAGTTAAAAATTACATCATAAAAGGTTTATACACATTTTCTGTATCATTTTGCGTATAACCCTTGCGATTTCTTTTCCTGTTTATTATTTTCCCTCCTTTTGCTTTTGACATTACGATATGCTTTCTCACCTTAGTGTATTTCGGAGTGGCAGTTTGGACAGGATGAGCCGATTGCTTAAATGTCGGTTTCTTGGGAGGACTGTTTTTCTTTATCCTCTTTTTTAAAATAAGGGGATCAGTTTTGGGGGCCATATTTCTGCCGTGCTTTGTGCCCCCTAGACCATCGTCTCTGACCACGGGTTTTTGATACTTGCGGTTGGAAAGGTAACCAGAGACTTTTCCTGTCCCCTTAGAACTTCCTCCGCCCTTTTCGTTCATTGTTTTTATTTTACTCATAGTTTTTTTGCTTTAAGCCAGTAAGCAACAGGAAAGTTAATTATGTCTGTGTCTATTGACTTAATTTCTTGTATATTAAATTTTTTAAATAAATATTCTAAGGCGTTCTTAGTAAATCTCCAATAGTCTTGACCTTCCATATGAATCGGCTGCCTGAAGGGAACTCCCGCTAAAACTATGCCTCCCCTTTTTAAAACTCTCCTTATCTCTTTTATGGCTTTTGGCACATCGTCCACGTGTTCCAGCACTCCTCCGATAAACAAACAATCGTATTTTTCATCCTGCACACTTTTCATATCTCTGACATCTAAAATCAAATCTACATTTCCCTCAATGTCAGATGTGGTGTAGGAATCAGCTCGGATAAAATAATCCCGATAAAAGTTTCCTTGCCCATCATTGTCATACATACTCCCGATTGAAAGAACATCTCCTGTAATTTCACTTGCTTGGTCGCTCAACCATTCGTTTGATTGCTGACGAGAGCGGCTTGCTCCCTTTAGATAATTTCTTTTTTTCCACTTAATAGAGTTCATTATTTTCCCTAAACCTGCGGAGAGGTATTAGGTTTCTCCGCAAGAAAACAATTAAGTTTACATTTCTGCAGTTGCTCCAGTAAGAGCTGTTCCTGTTCCCCACGCCATATAGTTGATTAACCAATTAGCGTTAAGAACTTTCGCACAGTATCCGTCGACTTTCCAACCAACTGTTGAGTACATATCAATAGGATTGGATGTGTCGGTAGGACCTGGTTGTTTCACGATGACTCTTGCGTCACCATTTCCTTGCAGTTTTACTTCCGCAACCGCGCCTTTTCCTGCGAAGAAGTTATTTCGAGCTGCTGGTCCGGCTTCACCTGTCGTGGCTGAAGCACAGATAGCTTGGTTGGTCTCTACGATGTCTACACCATAGAGAGTTCCGATAACACCTTTCTTCAAAAATTCGGCATTTTCGGCTGAATTATACATGTGAATGTTAATCCAATTTCCGGCTGCCGTATCTCCTTGAAGTCCAAGGACTGCGTCGCAGTTTAGAACTGCTCGGTAATTTCCATTGTCCCATTTCGGGGCTTTGGCTTTCTTTAGAGCTGCTACCGCTGTTCTGATACCTGATACTGACATTGTGTCAGTGGTAGTAATAGAGGCGATTTCTACACCGTTAGCTGTTAATGGAGTGTTGTTTCCAGAAAGCATCATTGTCATTCCTAGAACTCTATCCAAAGATTCTCCTGCATTTTGAGCCATATTCTCAATGTGTTCTTTCAAACCCGCATCAAGAGTAGTCAATTCATACTGTCTACCGATTTGTTCATAAGCTCCATAAGGTTTGGCTGTTGCGATTATAGAATCAGCACAAGTGCTGATGCCTGTTGGCGTATAAGCATCAACCAGAAAATTATGATTGGTAGTTAGTTGCTGCATTCTGGTAAAGTAAACCACTCTACCGGAATTCTTTGGAATTATTTTCGGAACGGCCAGAAAGTTGTATTTCTGAAAGGATTGTAGTCTTTCAAGAAACAACTTGTCGTAATATCTTTGCATTACTGCTGGAATCCCAGAAGCAATTAAAGTTATACTTGTTGGTAATGCTGGCATTTATTTAATACGGACGACTTGATGTATCTGCCCACGGGAGAATTGCTGCCAATTCATCTGCGGACATTTTTTCCATATCCTCTTCGGTAAACTTTCCTTTGGGAGGAGATTGGCTTACACCTGTCGCCTGTGTATTTCTTTTCGTGTCAATCTTTTTGTAAGCATCCTGCTGCCCTTGAGCCCGCGCTTGTCCGAAGTATTCTTTGGCAATGTCCGCGTAGGTTTTGTCTTTTTCAAGATTCAAGCCTAGTTTAAGTATTTTGTCCTTGAACTCTGTATAAGGTTTGCCGTCCTCGGAATTAAGAAACTGGTTAAGTTCCTGTTCTTCCTTTTGCAAAGCTATCTGGCTTTTGAGCTGCTGCACTTCCTGGTACGCCGCAAGTCCAGGGTCTGCCTGCGCTTGCTGTTGTGCCTGTTGGAATTTTGCATACTCTTGTTGCGCCAAATAATCTTTGATTTGTTGGGCGTTCATACCCGTACTTTTCTCCAAAAGGTTTGCGAGTTCAGCTTTTTGGCTGGATTCGCCTAACTTGCTTTGAAGTTCCGTGTACGCCTTTTCCAGTTCTTCAGGACTCTTGTACTTTCCTGCTAAGAGCGTTGGTGCTTCCTCTACTTCCTCAGATTGATTGCCGTCTACAACTTCTTCTGATTCTGTAGGCTGGGCAATGTCTTGAGTAGTGTCCTGAGAGGAAGAGACGTCTTGCCCCCCTTCGGGTACTTGTTCATTGGTATCCATAGTTTTGATTGATTGATTTGTTAATGAGCCTTTCGACCTTTAAATTGAAAGCTCTGTCAGTTAGAGTTTTTTTCTTCTGAACTTTCAATTTCAAATTTCAGGTTCTTGATATCCGTTTCCGTCTGTTTGAATATCTTGATCAGGGTTTCCAGCCCCTGTTTCTTGCCCTTGAGAGCCGCCAATTCAACTAATGTCTTGCAGTCATAGGCTTCTTTGAGTTTATCCAGTTCGGCATATAAGGGCTTCATCACGTAGAATTGGAATTCCTGGGATTCAATGCTTCTTTTTACAGCGTAGAGTTCGTTTAACTTTTCCTTATTGTCCATAAGTTTGCTGGTTTATGCCTTGCTGGGTCGGCGCGTTCTTCATCATCTGCATATCTATCGCCTGTTGTTGCTGCTGTTGTTGCATCATCATTTGTTGCTGGGCGTACATCTGGGGGTCGGGGACGAGCTTGTCTATTTCGTCAATGCCCCTTAATTCCAGTATCTTACGCGCCCATTCCATCTGGTTTTCCGGCGGGAGTATTCCTCCAAAAAGGTTATAGGCGTCAGTGAGCTGTTTAATCTGGACGTCTTTGTTTCTGGCCACGGTCGTGTCGCCCTTAATTTTGATGTTGTATTCCGTGTCAGCCGCTTCATTGATGAGGATTTGGTATATCTGCACCCTTAATTTCTGGGGGAAGATCCTTAATATCGAAGCGTCTGGACTCTGCAAGTTCTTGAGTTCCATCTGTAAGATCATATCGGCTACGTCAGCTAAGGCTTGTTTGAATCTCCGGTTGATGAGTTCGAACCGGTTGGATGAATAAGTGGTCGCCAGCTGGTCTTGGCCTAAAGTCTTGTTTGAAGCCGAACCCTGCATCAAATCATTAGCGCCTGAAGAACGTTTATGTTCATCGTCTATCTTGTCCAGGATGTTTACCGCGCCTTGTTTGATGTCGGGAAAGATTACCGGTTGGATTGAATTCTGCAGGTTGCCGCCTTCCGTATCCACGCTTATCCCTCCGCCGGGTTTAGCTACTAATTGGCGTGCATCTATACCCGCGCCTTTCTTGAATAGGAACATCGGATTATTAGTGAGCGCCACATTGTCGAGGGTCTGGTTCATCATCTTGTAGTAAAGTTTGCCCAGTCCTAGAGTGTTTTGGCCTACGCCTAATCCATCAAACCTGTTGGGTATGCAATTAGGCTCGTAAATCATCTTGACGGCGTTGATTGAACCATAGGGATTCTCCGTGTCCCTTAACAAGAACCTTTCCTGTCCTTCACAGACTGTCTGGATCCTGTCGTTGGTTATTCTCTCGTAAATCTCGATCGTTCCCTCGGCAGTCTTGGTGAGGTCAATACTGTCCGATCCGACTTGTTTTGAAGAATCATACTGGTTGATTGACTGGTTGCCTTTGCCTTCTACTTTGGTGCGGTTCAAGACTCCCAGCTCATCAGTGAAATCATAAATGGGATTATTCTTGACTTCGTCTATATTTAAGACGCTCCTGAAGATGATGGAGTTCTGGTTTGCCAGTTCCGGGATTATCGGGTTGTAATAACAGTCTAAAATATTAGGCACTTCCAAATCAGGCTCATCCGTCAGAGGGGATTGCGTGCCATCCGGGTTGTCTTGGGTTTCAAACTTCCAGCAGACTTTTATCAGGGAAGTCCCGAAAGTCACCGCTTGCTTAACCCAGCTTTCAATCTTTTCATAAGAGCTGGGGATAGTTTCCAGCCTGAAGTTGATGATCTTTTCCAGGATTTGGGCGATCGGCTTGTCTTCTTCTCCTACGCCTTCAACTTCAATTTCAGGATTGCCGGAAAATATGAAAGGCGTGATGTAACTAATCTCGGTTCTTAGTTTCGGGATGGATTCTTTGGACTTATAGGGCGTGGCCTTGATTT